TTCACCATCCACAGATGCTTCAAACATTTCTTTCATTACTTTCAACTCAACTTCAGTTGGTTTTTTAGGCAAGTAATCGCTCATGTTGAACAAGCCGTGTGTTTCCACTGCTTTGTTTTCATCTTCGGTTAATGGTCTGGTTTTTCTTGACCAAGCAGAAGTTGAATAGTCTGCGTATCCACCTTTGCTGGTTTTGACAATTTTAAAATCAACTCCGTTGATTTTGTCTGTAGGAAGATCTTCCATTTCAGGATCCATTAGAGCTCCTTTTATTATTTGGAATATTTGTGGTCCAATAATAAATCTTCTAATTGGATTTGCTGATTTGTTTTCTTCATTCAGAGGATCTTCTTTGACAAAACCTTGGAAAATGTATGATCTTTTTTTCCAATATTTTCTGCCCATGTCTTCCAAGTTAGGATCTTTAAACCATCCTCTAACTTCAGATAGTATGGCACAAGATTCTCCATACATTTCCATACATGGCACTTGTACTTGAACTGGTTTTGAATCAGTTTCTCCTTTGATACCATTGAATGGAAGTTTGATCATCAAACGTTCTCTCCAAAAGAAAGTGTTGTTTGAGTCGCCATCTGGCAAGAATCGAACAGTTGATTGTTCACCTTCTTTTAGATTCCAGAATGGATAGATTGCGTTGTCGCCGCCGCTTGTTTTTGTGTTACCGCCTGAACGAACTTCTTGTTCTTTCAGTTTGTTGCGGATTTCTGCTAGTGTAGCCATTATAAGCCTCCTTGTTGTTTGCCTGTTTGTATTTGTGCCTCACTATAATACAGCACATATTTCTACATACTATATTAATATGTGTATTTAGTCAAGTGCGTAGTTAATGAAATATTATTTTTTGGTGGAATAGCCTGCCAGCTGTTTGATGCGTTCAATTTCTTTGTCCTGACCGCTCTGCAATGTTTTGATGGTTTCGATAGCAGTTTTGGCAGCAGTATCTCCATATTGTTTTTGCACTGCTGTGATCACTGCTGTTTCTCCTTTGGGAAATTTATTGGTAGTGTAGTCATAAAAACTCTTTACAAATTCTTCTATTTTTTCAGATGCTTTGTGCAAATCTTCTTTGCTGGATTTATTATCTTCAGAATATTTTTGATTCAATTCCATAGCTGCTTCTTCTGCTGCTTCTCTGTCTTTTTTAACTTCTGCCACAGTGGTGTGCAGGAAATTGGCTAATTCAAGATCACTCATTTGTCTAATGGTAGGACCACCGCCTGTGCTTTCAAATTTACTGCGTAATTTGTCTGAGTCCATTTGAAAATCTTCTGAATTCATATACTCACGCCAGTCTTTGTATTCATCGTGCAATGCTGGAGTGTTGTTCCAAATCTCTTTGGCCAATTCTTCTGCAGATCCTTCACCAGGATGATAGGATTCTTTTTTATCTTTTTCATCTCTGTATTGTTTTGAAATGATTGCGTATTCTTGTGGTTTTAATTGATGCACTTCTTTGTTGTGTGTTTTCTTTAACCAATCACGAAATCTATACTGATCATCTATGCTGGCTTCAGCTTCTTTCTGAGTTGTTTCTATCAATCCCATATCGGCCAATCTAGTTGTGAGCCAATTGATAGGATCGCCATCTTTAGCAGTATATGTACCATAGGGCATATCTCCATTATCGTGGTAATAGTTTGCCAATTCTGAATACAACTCTTTGTGATTGTATAAATCATCTCCTGCCTTAAATTGTTTGTAAGCATTTGGATGTTTGTTCAATATTTTTTGCACTTCTTCTTTTTCTTGAGATGCAGAAGATTTTCCTGCATAGGCTTGAGCCTGAGGTGATTGGTTTGGATCCATGTCAGCATCATCTTGCAATGATGTGTCGCTGATGCCTGCCATATCCATGGCATCTTTGAGTGTGAATTCTTTGTCGCCCACTTTGAATTTGTCACCTGGTTTCATGCCGGCTGCTTTGGCTTTACGTACTGCCTGAGCAAATTGATTGCCTTCGGTGGACATCTTCATGTCGCCAGTGCTGATTCTTTTTAGCATGTCTGGTTTTTTGTTTTGTATGTAAGCATATATCAAAGGTCTGATACAAGCATCACTATCTTTTTTACCAATCTCTCTGATCTGATCATTCAAATTGGCATCATCTATAATGCCTTCCAAACTTTCCAAACCATTCACTCCATTTATACCTGCTGGAAAATGTTTGCTCATCAATTGATTTAATTTGTCCAATGCTTGTTTTTGTTCTTCAGAATCAGATGAAAACAATGTGTTTTCTCCTTCATCAATGATTGAATCTAAAATTTTTTCAAACTGATCAATGGGATTGATGTTGGTTTCAAGCATGCTGCCCAAAACTTTTTCCACACTTTGTGGAGCAGCATTGGTATAAATCACTATGCCTTGATAATTGCCTTCGTCAGGAGTAACCTCTGATTCAATACCAGACTTCTTCAATAAATCTTGTATGGTGAAAGCGTCTTTGTCTGACACTGGTCTACTTCTGTCAAAATCTCCAGACACATTATACTTTAAATATCTTGTTTCTGTGCTGCCTTGATACCCAGATGCTTCTGTTTCAAAATCTTCAGCAGTGATTTCTTTGATTGGTTTTTGAGTGACCAATTTGTAGATGTAAGGAAACACTTCTTGTAATTCATCGTTGAAAGTTTTAATTGTTAATTCATCAATCCAGTTTTCTTTCACATCTTCTGGCACTGTTAAAGCTTCGTTAGTTTTAAAGTTTTCTTTGGTCAATCTATAAAAACTTTCTTTTTGTAATCCTTGAATGGTTTCTTTAATTTCTTCTATTCTATCATTGATTACTGAAGAGTATTCTTTTAATGTTTCAGCCATCACTGCTGATCTATTCACATAGTTTTTAAATTTTTTTAATTTATAAAGTTCTTCGCTCAGTCCCACAATGTGTTTGCCAAAATCATCATATGGTTTGCCACTTTCGCTCACGTGACGTGCCATTGCTCTAGCACCATTGATGTGTTTGAATGGATACTTGAATCTTTCACCTTCGGAACTTTCAATGTATATGGAATGAATTCTGTGAGTACGACCAGCAGCCATGTCTGCATCCACTGCTGCAGAATGTTTGATGATCAGTTTGCTGTCACCTATGTTTTGAAAACTGGTTTTGTTGGTGCCAGTCAATGCTGCTTCTGTTACTTCTTTTGGTTTTGTCATAGCACTTAAAAAATTATAATCTCTTTTTTCCAAATTGCTTTTGGTGATGTCTCTGGTGTCAAATGTCATCATTCTTGACTTGGCAAACTGTCTCAGTTCTTTTAAAAAACTAAACCAATTTTCACGAGCCACCAAATCTTCTGTTTGACTCAAATCTGCACTGTGTATCACCACTAATCCGTCTTGCTCACTAATACTTATGCTGACCTTGCCCAAAACCTTATCACCTGCTTTGAAATCAAAATCAAAAAATCTTGCTGCGTTGGGATCATTGGTCACTTCTGCTGCTTGATTGCCTATAGAGACCGACGGAAATCGCCCCCTTATCTTGGCAAATAGCTCTTTAGACGTGTCATTTAGGTTCATGCTAGTATTTAGTTGTTAGTGGTGCTGATAAACACTGGCATGGGCAGTATGCGTTCTCCGCCATCCTCATCATTTTCTACTTGTAAGAATGAATTATAAATTCTAGGATCCCAATCTTTCAGTATGCTGACTATTCTTAAAATCAACAGCACAGCACTGATAAGATCATCTGTTTCTCCAGATTTGGCTTTGAATCCTGATCCCACTGCCACGTATGTTTTTAATTCACTGATCAAAGCCTTGCTGCTGATGGTCATTTTGTTGTTTTCAATCATGCCTTTCAATCTGCTACAAGCACTGATTTTAGTTCTGTGTGTGGTATTAAATCCTTTTCTAAATTTTCTTATGTGCCCTTTTCTTATGGGTTCACTCACAAACAATCCTGGAATGTTTTCTTCACCAAAGTCACTGATTACCAACAGTGCTGCTTCACCTATGGTATTGTTTTCCACACTCCAATAGATGTTGCTGGCAGATGGACTTTTGCATTCTTCTTTGATAAATGTTACAATATCTTTTAATATTCTTACCTGTTGTGGTATGGGTGTTTGATTGTGTCTCCACTCGGCCACTTGTTTAAATGATGGCACTTCAAACACTTGAATGGCAGCATAATCTCCACCAGTGCCCATGGCAGGATCCAATGATATCACATAGGTAGCAGCAGGATTTATTTTTTCATACCATCTAGTTTGGCCCATGGTTAATATGGGTTGCTTGCCTTCCAATGAAGCAAGTACAATACTGTTTACCAATGTTTCGTCGTAAACTAAAAATTCACAACCATATTCTCTTCTAAATCTTTCTTCACCTATACGTGCCAATTCACTTTCTTTCCATTTTTCATCTCGTTCTGGATGTTCATTCCAAGATGCTGTGTAACCAAAGAATCCATTTATTCCCATTTCAGTTTCATTGCCGTGTTCGTCAAAATTATTTTGTGATTCTTTCCATATCACAGCAAACTCATCTTCATCTGAGTTGGGAGTGG